TCTTTTGTGCTTTTGCCTTGAATATGGCATGTATGACGTTATCGTTTACTTTCAACTCGTCCAAGTAGTCTGCATAAACCTGCATCATCTCGGTACGTTCAGCGATGAATTTGGCGCGATTGTATGCCGCTCCATTGGTGTCCTTGACTGCGTGACCGAGTGCGGCGTCTGCCAAGTGGTTAGGGTAACCAAGCTGCTCTTGCAACATTGTTAATGCGGATGCCCTAAAGCCATGCGGAACGTGCACGCCCTTGTAGCGCCCCTTATTAATCAAACCAAGCTTACGGCTTAGATTTGCGCTATTCAGATGCGGCGCGCTGCGTCTTACTCGTCGTTGGTTATGGAAGACATACTCGCGATGACCTGTGTACTCGTATTGCTCTTTAAGTAGCGCAATAGCCTGCTTGGGTAGCGGTACTACCAACTCGTCAACCATATCGGTACGACTGCCTGACTTTTCAGGTGTAAACGTCCACTGGGCGGCATCAAAATCTATATCACTCCACTTTGCAGCGCTCATATCACCAACGCGGGCAAACAGTAGCGCTATAAGCTGTAGTGCTGTGCGCTCATGTATGTGTGGCATTGCATCGATATCGCGCAATAATTTACCAAAGGGACCGGGCTTAATAATGGCAGGCTGGTGAACAACCTTATTGGTCTTTAACTGACCTGCTATTTCGGCGGCTTGGTTCACATCAACCAATTCGCGCATAAGGGCATAACTAAAAATACGCTTATAAACATTTGCCATACGCTTAGCGGTGGCAGGCGTGTCCCTTGCCACGTCCTCGCAGAGCTTCAATATCATTGAGCGGGTAATGTTTTTAATAGGGATGTCTTTGCCCCACGCCTCAATGCCTGATTGCACGGCACGATTCCAGCCGGTTAAGGTTTGGTGTGACATACCGTCAGATTCTTTGTCTATCCACTGCTGGGCAACATCGCTAAAGCCGTGCGTCAGCTCTTGCACCTTGGCTTTATGATCGGCATCACGCTGCGCTATTGGGTCAATCATTTGGTCTAGCAGCACCATATTCTCAGTATGTTTAACCCGCGCTTGGGCTAGTGTCGTGTAAGGGTAGGTCCCTATGGTCATGTATGGGCGCTTATTCACATAGGGTGATTTGTAGCGGTGCCTGAATGTGGTGGTTGCACCTCTGCCGCTTCCTGAAGGTCTTATTCTTATCTCCAGTCCTTTAAATCCTGCGATTGGCAAAGACACGGTTTTGCCGTTTTTGACGGCCTCAGTAATGGCTTTATCTATTTGGTTAGCAGTGGTTATTGGTTTTGGTTTTGGTTTTGCCATGATGGTAGCCCTTACCATTGGTAGCCGAATAAACAGCCGTTACTATTGTTGTTATGAGTAGCCGCCTTGGTAGCTTTTATAATGACCTACTGCAAACATTGGCTTAAGGTCGAATATTCACTAATATTCAAGGCCTTCTAATTATTGACAACAAGACTCATGATACCACTAGATACCACCTGATACCAGTAAGCATTTACCTAATCAGTACCTGCTTTAACCTCTCTAGATATTGATAATTATAGGTTTGTTATTTGATTAGTCGTTTTTGGTAGCCATTTTGGTAGCTAATATCAAATATTTTTAGAAAGCCGTTTGTATAACCAGACGTAACACGGGCATCCAATAAGTCGTAGTGGTGGTAAGTGCGTAGCTTTTTGGGGAATGTTGCACTTACAGTATTAGCGATTGTTTAACTATCGATTGCCGGGCAGTTGGTAGCATTTATAACTTTTTGCTTGGGATGGGTGCTTTTTGACCTTGCTTATGTGGCTAGCAATAAAAAGCCTACAATTAAGTAGGCTGTTTTTTGTATTTATTGGGCTTTTTGCTTGGCTTAAGCCTCGCTCTTTGCTGCCTTAAACCCTAATTTTGCTAAGTACTTATGATACTTTTTCTGTTTGGCCGCGTCTCTGAGGTCATTAGCAACCATTGCAACAAAGTCAGCCCCACTCATTCCAATTGGCGCATTGCTGCCAAGCTCAGGTAATGCAGCTAGCTTTTTGCTGAAAGTGCCTATTTGGTCAGGCGTCATTTTTATAAAAGCATTGTCATTGACGGCCTCATTTGGTTTTTCAGCTTTAGGAGTTGGCTTGTGTTTAAACCGAAATGATATACCTGTAACTTTTCGTCCACTCTTAACTTGATCGTAGTCGGCAATGATATCTGTGAAGCTATTGATTTGAGAAAGAGCCAGTTTGAGCACGCGCTTTTTAAAGTCGCTCATCTCCTTGTAACTCCCTTCTGCCACGCCCAGCTTGCTTCGAAGCTCTTCTAAATCCATGGTAGGTACTTTGCCTACACTACGCCACTGGATCAGCAGCTCATACAGCCTTATAGCGTACTCACTTTGCAGAGCGCTGACCTGCTTGAGCTCGTACTCAGTGTAGCGCTCCTCAAGTCTTGTGATTAGTGGCACCACGTCCTCGGCAAAAACAAGCTCGACACAGCCTAATTCATCCGCATAAGCAATCTTTTGCACAAAACGACTACGGGCATGGAATAGCTTACCCGTTTTTTTATCTGCATAACTATAGTTGAACTCTGCATCATACAGCCCATCCGCACCTCCCTTTAACACCTTATACGCAGTGTGTTTTTCTACATTGAATTGCTTAGCGTAGTTCTGCGCGCTTATTCTTAGCAACCCGCCCGCTTTGATAAGAGTTTCTTGTTCACGCGCTTCAACAATAGCTAGAAATATAATTCGCTGCTCTGCCACGCCAAGACTATAACTTGCGCCTATCATGCTGTTATCTTTAACCACCATTTGCTGTCTTGCCATATCAAAACATCCTTTTAGCTTTAACTATCGATTGATGAATGATAACACATTAAAGGACATTTATTGTAAATTTGTCCCTTAAAGGTCGATAGACGTCCCTTAATGGGTCGATAAACGTCCTTGAATGGGTCGATAAACGTCCTTGAATGGGTCGATAAACGTCCTTGAATGGGGGTTGAAAGCCTTACGCACCAAAGGCTACAGAGCACGTAAAAGCTTTAAAAACATTAAAAGCATTAAAAACCTATTTGTTTTATTAATACTTATATCTTTCAATATGATTAGTGAGCAAGGTAAACCTAATTATAACTAACTCAGAATGTGCTGATAAACCTATTAAAAATAGCCTAGGCAAACACAGTCACGTTCAATAAACTGGTGATGGTTTTTATTTTTGATAAGAAAAACCATCTATCACTAAAACGTAATGATTGACCATACAGCTAACTATATTTTAAAGCGGTAAGGTTCGAGGGAATCAGAGTTATCACCTCAATTGATACAGTGTTTCCAATATTGGCCAATTTTATTGGCCAACTATCAGGGGTTCGTCATAATGACGAACGTGACCTCACTGCCCAAAGTTGGGCAGTGACTGAATTGAAAACCCAAACCTTTGTGTCTGCTAAACAAATACAATTCCATTAAGTTTGCCTAGGCTATTTTGCAGATGGTTTTTTTAGTATGCACCACGTCAGCTAATAACCTAATAATGCTTTTTAGGGGGTATCGTCAAAAATACGACACCCCTTCGTTTCCGCAAATAAACGCTGCCACCATTGGTGGAAACGTCTATATAAAGATAACCTCAAGTTTGAGGGCATCTAAATAGATGCATCCAAATTTGGATGCATCTCGTCAGCACCTTTTACACATCCATCAATGAGGGTTGTGGGTACTATAGGTTTGGGTGTACCAGATGGTACGCCCCAGGGGTCTACTATTTTCTAGGAGACCCTATAAATCAACTTCCTCAGTTTGAGGATGTCGTTTATCTAACCTCAAACTGAGGATGGACCCATGTATTCCGCACTTCAAATGCAGAACTTTTATTATAAAGGTGTTGAAGGTCATATCAGCGTTACCGGTAATGCAGTGTTCATCCCCCACTGGGGGTTGGACTATAACTGCTCAGCATACTCTTTCTTAATGATGGTGCTTAAGACTGTTCTCATGTCGGTATCGCCATTCTCTGCCAACTGCTCAAGCATGTAGTGAATGTCATTATCTAAGTACATATCAATCCTGACAGCCTGCTTACTCTTCTGCCGCTGTCTGTACTCCTTTTGCCGCTGAGCATTGCTCTTGGCAAGTGGGAAGGTTGCTTTTCTGCGCTGTAATTCTTTCATATGGCGTTACCCTGTAACATTAGTCAGTAGCGTTGAGTTACTCCGTTACCGTGTAACTTATCAGTTAATAGTTAGGCCTGTCACTTGTTACCGTGTAACGTGCCAGCATCACCAAGGGCAGCATTTCAAATGTGACCCCTACTAAGGTTATTACAATTCTTGCTTCCTATTTATTTTATTATTCCTTGGACGGGCTTGCTATATAAAGCGTTCGAATTATTCCAATATTTATAATTTGCCTTTTCTGCTTCCTGTATTTCTATATTCCTATATTCCTTGCCTACTGCCTACTGCCTACTGCCTACTGCCTACTGCCTACTGCTTACTTTTGCGATAGCGTCAGCGATATAAGATTTTGAACGTATTAGAACGTATTAGAACGTATTAGAACGTATTAGAACGTATTAGAACGTAAACTGTGGTGGTGATTCACTCTCAATGTGAGATTTTGTGAAGCAGCAAGAGGGCAAACAACCTAAAACAACCTAAAACAACCTAAAACAACCAATATTTGAATATTAAGCCAGCCAATCCAACTATAGACAACCTAAGACAACCTAAGACAACTTAAGGTTATTATTTAAGTGGTTCAGCTTCGTTTGTTACCTGTTTTCTTTGATTGCAGGATAGGCTTACGCCGACAAAATGACCCCATTTGTCTATCGCAGGATAGGCGATAGCCGCCAAAATTATATATTCTGAATAGCGCTTAGTTTGTTGTGGTTGATTAGGAGATACCCCCAAGTTTGGGGGTATTTAAATAGATGCATCCAAATTTGCTTGAGGAGACCCTATATGCCGACTGCTCAAAGTTGAGCAGTGTTATCAACTCGCCACCCCTGCTCAACTTTGAGCAGGGTCTTATAACTGCTCACCCATCTCTTTGGCGGTTTGTTTATCAAATTTTAGGCACAAAAAAAAGCCCACCTGTTTAGGTGGGCTTTTCATCGTGCAGATAGGTTTTTATCAAAACTAAGGAACAAAGGCCTGTCGGATATTAAACGACACTTGCCAAACTTTGCCACTAATGTGGCTCTTGCTGATATCACCTTCAGTACGGTACGTCTTAGTTTCACCATCGATAGTCATAATAAACGGAGTTACGCCATTATGTTCTAACAAAAAGTCATGTATTTCATTAATCTCGGGCGACAATGCTGTTTTTGAGCATTGCCATGACTTACGGGCATTATTGATACCAAAGCTGGAAACTTGCTCGTAACCATCGCCAAAGCGTGTGGTATTGGTTCTAATCTCGGTATTTTGCGTCGCACCTGCATTGATGCACCATGTAAACGTTCTCAATGTCATATATTTCATCCATTAAAAAACCACCGATTAAGGTGGTTTTTCCAATTAATAATAAAATCTCTCACTCAGGTTTGGCAAGATCACTTCTGTGGCCAGCAAAGGTTTTTTCAAGCATCATCACGTTTTGTTGCGCTGATTCACTTTCAGGGTCCTGCCTTAAAAACCCTTCTTTAAGCAATTCTTCGTAGTGTTTGTTGCTCGCCAAGTATTTATCAAGACTAATAACACCTTCATCAATCAAGTGTTTCACTAACACCGAGACCAAAAAGGTATTTGCATAATCTAGGCTAACCATAGTTTCTAACAAAGGCTTAACGCCCTCTCCAAAACCTTCCGCTATACTGTCAATATCGCTCACAACCATCTCCTTCTTATGCAAAGCTGCTCCAATAGCAAGCTTATCTTCTAAGACGCTTATCTATCATACCACCTTGCATTAACTCTTTTCTAACCACATTCCGAGCCGTTTGCTCTACTTGTTTTGCCATCGTTTTAGCAAAGGTATTAGCAGTATCGCCAGTCACTGAGCTATTGCCTTTGGCATCTACACTTACAACGATATTGATTTCACCAACACCATCACCGCTATAACCGTTACCATTCTTATTGCCCTGCATGAAATTGGTAAAGTCTTTATTCTGATTGGGTGACAGTACGCGCTCACCCTTATCGAGCAGGTACGTTTGCTCTTTTGGAACGTAATCAAGACCACCATGGGCAATACCGCTGAACATTGGCGTTATAGCTTGAGCGGCCGCAGCTAGCGCACCTGTTTCAAGCGCAGCCATCGTTACAGCTGGTACGTTGTATGGGAATGGTGCGGATGCCCAAGCTTCAGATAGCGCAACCTTGTTATTCATAAATATTTGGGCGAGCGCATAGCCTTTTTGTGCAGAAAACATCATTTGACTAATACGATTATTCTCACCGGCAAAGGCCCCAAGTAGACTTCCCATTGCCCCCAATGTTGTGCCGTAATTTTGGAGTTTAGCATCTTGTAGTTGATCGTCTAAGGTTTGCTGCTTCAATGCATAGTCTTGTTCCATGGCCCATAGATTATCCAGATGTTCTTGCTTGGCGATTTCTAACAATTCATTGCGTTCAAGCTCAGGTAACAGATATTCCTTTCCGCGCTCATCTTTAGCATTGATCTCTTTTTGACGATCACTGTACTGATTATTTACTGAGCCAAAAGCGTCGGCGCGGTCTTGCCTCAACCGCCAAACCGCATAATCATCGTCGCTCATGGTGCGTTGAGCCATGCTATCCAAGCCAGTGGACAAGGAATTTATGCTATTGGCGCGAGCGCTATTAGCAATTGACTGGTACATCTCATCTTGTTCGCGCGCCTTTGCACCAGATGCCCATCTAAAGTTTTCTAAATCTTTTTCATAGGCAGTTTTTTGTAGGTCAACAAAAAGCGTTCTGTTTGGATCGCCTTCAACGAACTCCTTTTCAATAGCTGCTATTTCTTTTTTGTGGTCGTCGTGGATTTTTTGTTCTTCACTAAAATACTTCTCAGTAATAGATAGCAGTCCTGCGTTTTTGGCTTTGGTATAATCTTCTTCTACGCGAGCCATGTATTTAATATAGTCAGCGGAACCTTCAGCGTAAGCTTCTTTAACTTCAGTGACATTGTTTTGGTAATCAAGCTCAATCTTCTCTTTTTCGTGAGCCCACTTGCCAGCGACAGAGGCTTGCTTGCGCAATATTTCTTCTTGCGCTCTAATTGCATCTGCCGCGGCTTTTTCTTGTGCACGAGCTGCATCAGCGGCAGACTTTTGCTGCATAGCGGCTGCGTTTTTAATAGCTCCATCTATCTGTGAATTACCAGTAGTCTGTCCTTTTTCAATACCCATAACGCCAGGCATTTGATGCAATAAGTCAATGACAACACCATCACCAAAAGTAACGGTAGAGACATAACCGCCACCTTTCTTATCTAGCCATGTCTTAACGCCTTTTACTGGTACATTCGTTGTGATAGGAGTATTTTTAGGTACGCCAAAATCAGTACCTTTGTGGTTGGTCGACGCGCCTTTGATACCGGTATTGCGTTTACCGTAACCCGATGTCATTTTATAGTCAGTGATAGCCTTGCCACCTGCCTGAAATCTAGCAAGGTCAGCTGCACTAACTGGTCGGCTTTTATCACGATACTGTACATGTAGGTGAGCGTTACCCACCCCAGTGTCGCCACTGATACCCACCAAGCGAGCTTGGGCTTCCGCTTGTTTTTTAATGGATGCTGTCTTCTTGTCATTAGCCTTAGCGGTTTTTTCTTTGGCCTTAGCTTCTTCTTCTTCAGCATCAGCTATTGCTCGTGAAGCAATTATCTCATCGGCTGCGGCGCCAGTTCCATAAGGAATGCCACCCGTTCTATAAGGAATAGCAGTATTAGAGCCACCATTTAAAATAGAATTAAAATTGGTACCGTTATTTTTATTGCCGTAGTTACCATAAGAACTGCTATAGTTTTGCGCAGCTCTTTTATCGGCTAGCTCCCTAGGAGAGCTCCAAATAGTTTGTAAGGAATTTACAGCCCTATCTCTTTCTGCGGCCATATCTTCTATCATATATTGACCTAACTGGCCTGTAGATCTTGCATACTCCTGAAGATAAGTACCTATCTTAAAAGGATTAGACAATACATTTGACATAAGGCTAAACAAAGAGCTAATACTACCCATTAACCCTGCTACTACAGTTGCTGTTTGTTTGAATACCGACATCAGCCCTATAAAAGGGGTTGCTATAACTGCTGCCACTACACCCATAGAAGACAAGCTATCGCTCAGTCCGTCCGCGTCCGTAGTACCTGTTTTCATATATTCAATTAAGCCTACCATCGCTGGCAAAGTGGCTGTTACGATTTCGTTAGACATCCCTTCAAGCTTAACCTGCAACCCTGACAGCTCATTTGCTAAAATCTGAGATTGTTCTATAGACTCTTTGGTTCTGATTACGCCAGCTTCATTAAGGTCGCGCTCGTAGTTCCGTAGCGCTTCGCCGTTATTATCCCAGAGCGGTATAATATCACCTAGGCCACTCGCTAGCGATTCAGTGACAAACCGGACTTCTTGGGTAGTCGCATCCGCTTTTTCCATTTCATCTACGACGGCTTGGATAGCATCGACACTATCCATTGTTGACAAGCTTTTACCGAATATTTCTAACTCTGCATCAGTCTTCTTAGTGGCTTCTTGCATAAGCTCTAAGGTATCAACCAATCCGCCACCGCCATTAGCACTAAACTCTCCTAGCTTCTCCTGAGCGTCTGCTAAGATATCGCCGACGCTGTCCATTTCCAGTCCATACGCGGCAGTAGCTGCTGTCAATACCTGTAGGTTCGCAGTAGAAGTATTGGCTCTTGTTGCCAGTCTTTGTAGCTGCTGGTCTGTTTCTGCTGTTTGCAACGCCAATGTCACGAGGCCGGCACCTATAGCGACGACCGATCCTATAACAGAAGCCGCACCTATTGTGGCTGCACCCGCCAAACCCCTCTCGCCAAAAGCCTCAGTGATGGAAGATAGTTTTTCGTTAAGAGAGCCTACAGCGTCGCCGATAGCGGTGCCGCTTAGGTCATCTATCAACTTCTCTTTAAATTTACCAACGGAATCGCCCATCTCTTGTGTGCGATTCCTTGTCTCACGTTCTGCTTGCGACAGGCCGTCAGTAAACTCACTCAGCCTTACCGCTAAATCTAATGTTAATGTGCCAAGTGAGCTTGATGCCATGACTGCATTTTCCTTATTTTGTGTATAAAAAAAGCCCTGAAATAAATCAGGGCTTCTTAAAACTAGTTAATTATGGCAATAATTATTCTTCTGCTTTTATTCGCCATCTAAGTATAGACGTGAATATCTCAAGGGTTACAAACCTCTATGCTTCATCTCGCATAAAGTATGGTATTCGGAAGAAAACTTACTTACCGCTACGTTTTTATAAAACGAATTTTCATGCACTGGCTCTTTCATTGCAGAACTAGCCATCCTATAAGTTAAGAGCTGCGCCTCTTTTAATGGCATACCTGTTTTCTCAGACAAGTTATCGCCGAGTTTTGTGCTATTCAAAAGCATCTCTTTAAAGGATTGACCCACTTGATGATTATTCATAGTGATTTCAGCGGCTTGCATGACACTAACGCAAGGGGTGCTTCTATAATCACCATAACTTGTAGCGGCATTAGCACTAAAGCAGCTAAAACCAATTACACTAGCCAGTACATATAGTTTCATAACAACCTCTAAATAATTAATCATCTAGAGATAGTAGTGTATAACAAAGTAATTATCCAAACTAATCGTCAAATTGTGCCTCAAAACCAATTTCAACATCATCTTCATACGGCATTAATTCCAACGGCTCAATTTCATGCTTATGTACTGCTGCCATATAAACTGACATCATATTTGCTGCGGTTTGCTCAACCCGTCTACCCGTGTTTAAACTGCCTCGCCTTGAACGATACTCAGCCCACTGATTTATCTCAACCATGGTTAGATTGGTTTTTACCTGGTGTATTGTATTGCCTCCAATACCAGCCAGCGCAAGCTCAAACAGCAATTCACTCTCACCAGCTATGAATCCTTTTTGACCTTGGCTTTCTCCATCGCCTTTTTTAGGCTGTCAAGCCCCCATACTTTATGAAATATGGCATTTGCTAATGGTTGAATAAAATTCTTTTCAACCTGCTGCTGTGTAAATTGCAATTTTCCTTTTTCATCAACCAGAGACTTGCTAATCCATTCGGCCGCCACACTCTCATTGTTATTCATGCGATTATGTAGCGATTCGCTTTCTATAAATGGAAGGGTCTTGAATAGAATATCAACTTCGCACAATTCGCCATTATGGTGGAACTCAACCGTTTCTTTGTGGATTTCTCCTACCAAACTACCGGCTTTAATATCTGATAAATTTAACTTTGACATCTTTTTAATCCTCTAAAAATAGTTAAGCCTCAATTAAGAGGCTTATTGTTGACTGATCAGGGGTAGTAGTACGCTTATGGCACAGTCTTATAGGCTGTTATAGCTCGAGACTGACGCTTCATAGAAACAGTATGCTTAACCAATGAATCAGGATCGAAGGTAGGCGCGCTATTTTTCAGCAAGGCTGTGAACGAGGTCCAAGTACGGCCTTCAGGCAGCGTTACTACGCCAGTCAAAGCTTCTATTGTTGGTACGACCTTGCCGTCAGACCAGCCGACAAATACTTCTACACCTTCACGGTCATCAGCAAGCTGCAGTAAAGTGATATGAGTAGCGTTTTCGGGATCGGTATTAATCGTGATAGACCCTTCACCCGGTGTATTTAGTCCATAAGTCGACGTTGCTGAATCCTCTTCCTCTAAGCAAGTGTCAGGGATATCGGTTGGACTATCATCACCCAATACAATGCCAGTAATACAAGCCATCTTAGTTAATATCGCAGCACTAGCTTCACCGTGCTTAATCCAAACACTCGTGCCTTGCGTGAGTACGCCTTTTTTAATCTTAGCCATAATTTTATTCCTGTGAGTAGTGTGTTTTCTTAACGCTCTAAGATCCAATTTGCATCGAATCCCCGACCATAAAGTTTTGCCTTGCTGTCATATAGACTGATAGATGGATTTGATATCCAAGATTGTTTTTCGAGCGCTGCTCGACAAGCATCACGTAGCTCATAGGCGGTCTTTGCATCTGTTGCGTAGACCATCAACTGATACTGCGTGTCGTCAAAATTTGCAGGCTCATCCAAATGATTGTTTGCCTGCCCGCTGATGGTTTGCCATACGACATAAGGCGCCGGTGTGCCATACGGTGCAATATCTTCAAACGCTTTACTTTCAACATCAATCAGAGCGCTTACGTCAGCATCTATTTTAAGCGTACGATAGATAGGTAAAAAGCTCATAGCTTACCCGCCTTGTCTTCTAATTCCTTGTTGATTGCATCAGACAAAGACACCCATTCTTTAAAGCTAAGTTCCACAATAGCAGCGTTAGACTTACGACCAGAGGGCGGAACTTGAGTAATCAAAATACGATCTTCTAAAATCTCGGTTGTTACGTTTGAGTTGCTCATAATTTGGCAATCTCCTTATCAAGCTCTTCTTTATAAGCTCTGGCGAATTCAGTTTGCACCGCATCCGTATTATTATTCAGTGCTGGGCGCATAAAAGGAGTAGCGTTGTTGGTTGCACTTCCATATTCCACCAATCTCCAGTACCAAGTATCGCCGCCGGGGTTTTTCTTATCTCCTTGGGTTTGATACCTGCGACCTATTCTATTAGCGCGTCTATTGCTTGCATTGTTACCATAATTTCTAGCGCCTCCTTTGACACCAACCTTCATCATCACATTATCAACACCTTTGGTTTTGCCAGCCTTGGTAATAATGTTTTTCCAAATCCTCTCAGGGCTGTCTTTATCATCGAGTGCTTTGGCGTTGAGCACAGCCGCTTTTTTGACGATGTTCATTGCTTTACGTGAAGATCGTGTAGCAGCATTCTTAGCCTTACGTTGGTTGCCAAGCTGACGTAGCTTTGCTTGAACCTCATCGAGTCCGGTTATTTCGTTTGCCATAGCCTAGTCCTTGAATGCTTCGACCCCAGCACTTAGGTTGAAAGTAGTATGTTCCACTCCCGTGTCGTTATCATCCAAGCCTTGTGAGTCAATGGCGAAGATACGGCCCTTCCAAATAACACGCATAGTCGTATCGATGTCAGTGCGATAACGCACTTTCATACGTGCGGTTACTTCTGAATCCGCAGCTTGAGCGCTTAACAAGTCTTTGGTAGATAGCGGTGTAATCTTTGCCCAAAGCTTAATGTATTCAGTCCATTGCGATGGCAATTCATAACCATCATCATCACGACCACCTTTTATATACTCTTGAATAATCACTCTATGGCGTAACTCGCCAGCATTTACTGCCATATCATCCGTCCATATCTAAAAAGGTAGATCCTGTTTGCTCATCGTCATCTTCTTGCTGTTCGACAAGCTCGTTTAATATCTCATCATGCTGATCAAGCAATCGCAATATCACCCGTTCTTTTTCGGCTGACTGCTCAATCAGTACGTTATTTTGTTCGACCAGTTTGGTCACCAGTGTTATTAAGCTTGGTAATAAGTTGCTTTGCTCGTTTTCTGGCTTCTTCGGTTCTTTGTTTAATCCACTCACGGCGGGCCTCGCATCCTTTACAAGCCATTGTTATCAATCCCCTACGTTATCTTTAGGATCGTCTTTGATTGATACGACTTTGGGTTTTGTTGTTTTAGGCTTTGCGTCTGCAGGGTCTAGAGTTTTGACGGCAAGCACATCACCTTTTTTTAATAACTTATGACCTTCATTTTGGCTGACAGAAACAGTCTCGCCCTTTTGCACAATGGTTCTGCCAATCATCATGCGTTTTAAAGTAAGTACATACATAATCAGTTCCTTATAAACATCTTTTAGATAGCAGTTGGTTTGCGATACGGCCAAAGTAAAGTCCTGACTGGCGCTGGCAAATAATTACCATCGCTAGGCATATCTTTATCCATGTTGCGGTGGTAGTCGTAGTAACCAACTAGCAGTAGGGCTGCGACTTTAATATCAGGAGTGGTATCTGGCGTGACCTTATCTGTTATATATCGATTGATAGCAGCCTCAGCAGCAGCAATATAAGCCACCAGCATTGGGTCGTTACTATCATCGTCATAACGAAGGTGATGCTTTGCGTCTTCAAGCGTTACCCAAACCATCATCTTCTCCTTGTTTTGGTTCTTCATTTGTTGGAGCAGGTGTTTTGGCGAACGGATCAGCACTACTATCGCGCTTGGCGATAGCAGCAAGGCTAAAGTTCTGCTGCTGAATCATCGGACTTTCACCGCCTGATACCGCTGCGTAGCCAAGCTCAGCGCGCGCTTCATTGGGCGATAGTATGGCGGCACCAATACCTTCTTTCAGGAACGACATCTGACTGCCTGAATCCATACGCAGTAGGGCTTTTAAATCAAACTCAACTTCGACACCATCTTCTAAGTCCAAGTGCTGATTGAGTAATGTCTCAATGGATTCTATGTAGTGCTGTAGGCAGTCGCTATAGTAGATGTCGTTATGGTCGCTTACCTTGCCAGTGGGTAATGCTGCAAGCCCAACTTTAAAAGCGGGAACGCTAAACGCTGTACAGATGATTTCACCCGACAGCTTCAACTGCTCTACAAGTTGCGCGTCATTGGCGGCCACGGAGATTGGTACGTAATTCATGCCATCACCCATTACCGCTGTGCCACCGTTACCTTTTCCTGAATAGTTTTTTTGCCAGTTTTCTTTTAACTCGTTACTGGTCTGTTCAGTAATTGCCCCCGGCGCAACCAATATTCCGGATGGTCGTGAGGCGTTCGCAAAAAATGCTTGAGCATTGCGCTGAATACTGATGCCTTGGCTGGCTGATAGTGCGCAAGCTGTGATCGGTGACAGGCCAACCAATGGATGATAGAAGCAGTTAAAGCGGTCGTGAATAATCTCAGACGCAGGAAGCACAACATCCTCATCTAAATCAAACAAACGATCCTTACGGACTTGATAAAACACATTGCCGTTTGGGTCGACCAATGGCTTGGTGCGTTCAGGATTAAGTATCTGTAATTTCCATACTTCGCCATAGATGTTGCGGACTTTCCACACATATGTGTTGCCTGATGTGGCTTTACTGGTTGCCCACGCTTCGGCAAATTGCTGCCAGTTTTGAAAGTCGTTAGGCTTGGCTAGTAAAGTGTTGATGCAGCTGGTACAGACCTGACTGACGCCCTCAACCTTTCTTTTAGTCTTGATTTTGAGCTTACCAATGTCACGGGTAATCAATGACACACAAGCAAACACGGCATGATGGCGCATCTGGTCGTTCTTGCTGACTTCAATCTCTTCGTTGCGTTGCCATGCGCCGGTAAACGGATCATGTATGGTATGCCAAACACCACCGCCATTAACTGGTTGGGCGGTGCTTGCAGATTTTTTGCCGGTGAACCAATCAAGCATGCCCATAATTATTACTCGCTATCAGTTTTAGTGGTTGCTTTAGCCTTTGATTTGGTTTTAGGCTTTGGCTCGATTGATGGTTTAATTTTGATACCGTCATCGACGACAGCAAATCCAGTCAATACTAAGACGTTGCCTTCAAATTCAGTGACTTCATCTAGCATTCCTGCAGGACCATTTGGCGCGTCTTTAATATATTTAATTCTCATAATGACCTCGTATTTTTTTAGGAGTAGATACGGATAGCGAAGGAAGGGCACTACCAATACCTACTCATAAAAAAACCCCAACACATGGTTGAGGTTTTGGTCGGTCTTAATTTAAACAGGTTTTTCTTTTATGGAATTACATTAGTGTAGTCAATATAAGCAGCGGCAGTTACGCGGCGTTTCGCCCAAGTGATATGACGTTCAGCACGAATGGCTGTCATATTTTGTTGCCATAAATTTACTAGCAATTGCTCAGCGTCAGTGCCCATATTAATAGTTGCTTGATCACTAAATGCAATTTCAACCGCACCATCGTCTGCCAAGTACAGCTCAGACGGTTTGATTAAAGCGATGACATCAGCGGCGGTCTCAGACTCAATGACTTTTAAGCCTTTGAGTGTTTTTTCACCGAAGGGCGCGTCCATACCACGATAGTATGGATTACCCAGCGCATCGGTTAGCTCGCTTATGTCACTGGCACGGGTTTCGCTCATCACATAACAAGCGCCTTTTAATGATAAGCTATTACTAATAAATGCCGCGCGTAAAGCTGCAAGATCGGCTTTATAATTACTGACAGTGGTACCAGTATGGTCGATTTTAGTAGCACCGTTGAGCACACCGGCAGGGCGCTTGGTGGTTTGCGCGCCGGTATCAATAAACGTGTTATCAATAAGTGCAGCACACGCCTCAATCATATCGTCACGTAGCATTTGGTCAGTGCCTGGTGTGGATAGTTTGAGTAAGTCATCAGTACGCACGACAATACCAGCCAATTTATGATGCTTGATTTCGACTGTATTGAATGTCGGATTGGTCGCGGGCTTTGCTTCGCCTTCACCAACCCAAGCGGCAATACCGCCAGTCGCCATACCCGGGATGGTTGCGTTAAATGGTGCGGCGCGCATCTGTGATGATAATTTATCAACAATGGTCTCAGCGCGTAGCATCTCGATAAACTCATTGGCGAGCTGATTTTCTACAATCAAGCCGCTTGAGTTAGAGGTGTCCAGCACGGCGGCGGCTTTTTCTAGCGCTTGAATGACGCGTGAGTCCATGCCTTGCGACTTGGCAATGTCGAGCGGACTGACATAATTACCATTCTTTTGTTGTAGCACCGCTAAAGCTTTCGCTTTTGTCAGCTGAGCAAAACCAATGCCTTTTTTGGCGTGGTTTGGCTTAACTGTTACACTTTTGGCGGCATCTGCTGGGTCGGCTGCACCTTCAGCGCTTGCGGCTGCTTCTTCTTCGTTGTCACCAGCAGCAGGGGTCGCGTCTGTAATGACTTGCTTGGCGTCGTCAATAAAACCTTCGACTCGTGCCAGATTAGTTTTAAGACGTTCGATTTCAGCTTCTAGTACGGCAATTTCATCTTCTTCACCGTCGTCAGCTATGCGATCATCGTCAGCAGCTTTTTTCATGATGTCTTGAAGTTTGCCTTTCTTAGACTTGATGGTCGCAAGGATTTGCGCACGTTGTTTTTCCCACATAGGTTATTCTCCAGATAGTAAGCGTATGCTGCCCTGATTAGGGTCAACTAAGGTGATGATTCGAGATTGTTTTAAATTTGGAACGCTGATGCTGCTTGGGGCTTTTGTTTGCGGCTCAGTTGCCGATGGCTCGGTCTTCACTTTTGAAGATGGGGTTGTATGATTTTGAGCATCCGAAAATGCCTGCTTGATTTTTTTAACGCTAGTGATTACCGCTTCAGGATTGGCAGGCACCGTGACAGCAGATAACTCATACCATTCCCAAACTTTGATATGCATACCCCAACTGTCTTCCAGGTAGTTGTACTCAAGCGGTCTAAAACCAATGGATAGACACTTGACTAATCCGGACTTAATGGACTGCCAGGCCTCGTCAGTGCGATTCTTGAGAGTGCCCTCCTCTAAGATTTTGACAATAGTGGCAGTGATCTCAATGCCTTCTTCTGTGACGGTTGCATCAGTAACTTCGCCAATCGGTTGATTGCAGTTGTGCTGCCAAAGTAAAGGAATAGGCAAAGCGAATTTAGCGCCGACCATATCTAAAATGTCATTATCACGGTCCTGCTTCGGCGTCGATGCGATGCCGGTGATAGTGCGCGTTTCTTCGTCTTCGGTTATCGCTTTAACCTTTAGTACGCTATACGCTTTTGTCATAGTGGTTCTCGTTTATAAATTTTAGGCAATAAAAAAGCCACTCGTTAAAGTGGCTTATTAGCTTTCTCTCAAATAAATTTTAATTAAAGTATTTATCACAGGCTTCATTTAGGTCTTTTTCTAAAAAATCCCTCATACCCATGCGTTCAAAATTAATTACATCGTGTAATGGATATGCTTTTGTAAAATTATTATAAATACTATTAAAGACAACGGCATCCATACCGCTGTCATATCTCGATATGAAACCCTTGAATTCTGGTAGTCTTCTTAAAGCCCTTTCCATAAATAACTCCTTGTTTAATAGAGTTATTGTAGCATTTCGTCGTCACCATCGTTAGATAACTTCTCGTCATCAGCTTTAATCTTTCTATCCATGTATCGCAAGAATTTATCGGCAAGTAGCAGTAGGATTAGTTTCATTCAATAACCCCTGTTTATGGTCGTTTGCAAATAAAAACAATGCAAACAAAGCCATGAAAAACAATGCGAAGCAAGTGCCCTTGGTGTCATCGCTCATCACTTACCTCATACAAAATATAGCCCTTAGAATTCTGATTAACATAGTTGGTCCTTAAACAAAAAACATTGTGGGAACGTCTGATTTAGGAACTTCAGGGTTTTCGCTCATCAGTGCGACTGCGTTTAGCATGCCAATAACTGGGTCAATCTTGGCGGTACCACTCTCAGCTTTTGATAGCATCGTCCCGCTACCTCTGACGACTGTGCGGCAATTACCAACCGCCCACGCCATAATGTTTTGACTAGCGTGCAGCATATCTTTACGCGCAATCTTATTCTCAGCGGTCTTAATATAGCCTGACATCTTAAAGCCCTGCGTCACACCTATCAGCATCTCACTTGGTATGCCAATCATAACGAGCTCATCAATCAGCGCCCCAATACCTAGTGGATCAAGTCCAATCTTATTAAGTTTGCCACTGTCAAAGACCTGCTTAGCAATATTGGCGAGCTCATCTGTTTCATCGCCAATGTTTTTGACAATAGATAAGTCGCCTTGCTTCTCAAAATCACGCAGCGTATCAGAGATAGATTTACGGCGCTCCAATGCTATCTCATGGCACCATGCACGGGTCCATACCCACCACGGCTTAACCTGTACCTTTTGCTTGCTGACTTTATCTTCATACTCACGGATAACCGTTGGCAGACGGCCAATAACTGCCATTCCTAACAAATCATCAAGCCCGCCGCCATCAATGCCCATGGTGATGATTTCTGACGCCTCTATAAGCTGCTCTAAAGTAAATGGGGTTGGTGCTGCTGCTTTTTCCCAAAACTCACTGGCAGCCCATCTATTAGCCCTCATTGATACACCGATTTGAACGTTCAAATGTTTTGCAGTGAAATCCTGCAATTCTTCTTTGCCTTCGTCAGCCGCTTTCTTAAACTCACGCTCAATATACTTCTCATTAACTGAAGCATTCATATTGGGATTGGTGATATACCAATTCTCTTGCTTGAGATAAAGCTCGTCATCTAAATACTTTTGTGGAAACTCGTAAAGCAAGGCTAGAAACTGAGGATCATCAATCTTTCCGTCTCGAACGCCCCTGGCATAATCCAATTTCTGTTTCATCGCGCCTGTTGGTGGTTCATCAGGCATGGTTGTTAGGTAGATAACAAAGCCTTCCGGTCTAGATGCAAGACCACCAGTTGCCTCACGTAGCATTGAGCCAGCATTAGCTCGTTTGCCAAACAGCCACAACTCATCGACCAATATATAAGACGCCTTAATACCTGCCAGCGCCTCTGATTCAGCAGCAATAACCTTTAGTTTTGCGTTTGTACCTAAGTGAGTAATGGTGCGAGTATGCTCTGACACGTTAAACATAGCTGACAATTCAGGATCAGCGGCTATCATATCTCGAGCTGGATTGAATGAGTTGCTGGCAACCTCTTTGGTTGGTGCAATAATCACTAAATCAGCACTGTGTCTTTCATTTAAGATAAGCGCGGTCATCATAATGCCGGCGGCCAACGTAGACTTAGCGTTCTTCTTCGCAATAAGTAGCATGAACTCGGTAATCATGCGAATGCCGGTTTCAGGATCATACGCACCAAAGATAGATGCCACAAAATCCGATGACCACTTGAGCGACGCTTCGCCCAATGTAGGCTTGCCAATCACATCAACCAAGATAAGACTGTTAAAAACCCTTAATGCAATATCAGCAACTTCTTGATTGAGCGGCGCGCAAGGCAATAATGATTTTTTCTGGACTATGCGCTTCTCCCAATCAGGTAGCGCCGTGGTCCATTTAGTAATCATTTATCGTCGCCCATAAAAAACCGCCCATTAAGGCGGCTTGTTATCTATTATCATTTTAATGGAGTACATTCTTTGATTTATTCGCCCATCGCTTTTATCATTTCTATATTTATGAGCGCCTGATACTCTCTATTGGTCGCGTTATAATCCAAGCACCACTCTACGCTATGTATGCGATACCGCTGCTTATTGAACACCAAGGTGTCGCCAAAGCTTGGAACTTGTGAAAGTATGCGGCGACTAAACCGCTTTACATCGTTTCTGATATAAAAATTAATAGCGTAATGATCTGGGAATATAGGCATGGGAAATCCTTATTGTATTTTGTCCGACTGCTGACCAAGTGTTGCAAACCTGCCACTCTTAGTTGCTTCGATGGCCTGCTCTTTCTCGCCTACTTTTTTACCGGCCGGTGCAATTCTTGCGTACATATATGGCATCAGCGTGCTGGCCGCGCTCAGTTGAATCTTTGGGTCTGGGTCGTTTAATAATTCCAGCAACCTTTCTTTAGGGTCGACCACGTTTTTTTTAACATGGACCGCACCAACTTCGACCTGTTTTTTTTCCGAAGTCTTGGTTTCGATATACTGAATAATATCTTCATCTTTGAATAATCTTGAACCCGCTTGCGAGGCTGTAGCCTTTGAGTACCCTGCTATTAAGGCAGCATCAGCTTTAGTTTCGCCGTCCATGATAGCGTCAGCATATAATCTTTTTTTTAGCGTGAGCGCCATCAGGACCTCCTTTAACTTTTTCGGAGTGCTTTAACATATTCGGTAAAGACAGAATTTTTTTATAAATGAGATGGAGGGAGGTGTCCTGTGGCTTTCAGAGGAAAATAAAATCACCTCCCCCCGGGTTATTTAACACTGATTAACTAGAAATCATCTCTACTTGTTAAACCGTATTGACCATTACTGCTTTCTACTTGGCTTTTTATCTTGTGGCAGTCGACACAAAGTATTTGCAGATTGGATTCATCATCCGTGCCACCTGCTGCAACATTAATAATGTGATCTAACTCCAACTCCCCACCTACTCGCTTGCAGTGCTGGCACGTATGCCTATCTCGCAGAAGCATCCTGTCCTTCAAGCGACGCCAAGGCCGACCACCACGGCCATGCCCCCATCGTGACTTTGGCTGATGATTATCGATACCAGTACTGCTTATCTCGTGCAGTCTTGGTTTTAGCGCTTTGAGCCCCATCGCTTTTTACCTCATGTAAAAAATACCCTGACCAATCAAGGAGGGCAAACTGGTTATTCAATATGGTGGGCCCAGACGGTCTCGAACCTTCAATCTGCCGATTATGAGTCGGTTGCTTTACCCTTAAGCTATGGGCCCGTCATTACTTATAAGACTTAATCTTATCGAGCTGCTCTTGCGCGCCCTTAGCATCCTTACCGCCTCTATTAGATCTACTCTTCAAAAAGTTGAGCCAATAATCTTTAGCACTTGGCGATTTCAAACTTTTGTAGTAATCATAAGCTTGTTGGTTAGTTAGCTCGCACATAGCACTCTCTGCTAAATCGTAGACATAAAAAAGCCCACTAAAAAGTGAGGCCTTGTTTGTTTTTAATAAAATCAAAATACGGGCGGCTCTAAAGGCCCTTTTGAGTTGTCGACATCGTTTTTATCTAACTCAGATAACTGTCTACGCAATTTATCAGGCCATAGAGCACTTCTATCATTAGCGTAATCATCAATATGCTTAATTATCATTACCGCTTTTGGGTCGCTTGCCAACCACCTATCTAGCTCTTGGCACGCGAGTTGGTACCTCCGCATTTTAATATATTCATCTTTTGCAAATAACCTTTGAAAGAAGTTCATATCATAACCCCATCGCTCATCATCGCAGACCAAGCTGCGGATTTTGCTTTTTGTTCTGCAATTATGTGACCCATGAGCAATCCCTGCTAAATCGTAGACATAAAAAAGCCCGATATGGAAAATCACATATCGGGCAAAAAAGGTGCTATCAACTCGTATCATTATCACATGCAAATCAGATAGTCATTGACAGCTCATCGTATGTTGCAGTCGTCATCTGCTGGCAGTTTCTCGTTGGCATGTGCTGGCTGTGGCTAAATCAGACAGGTGTAAAAAAACCCACTTAACTTAATAAGTGGGTCTTTAGGTATTGGGGTAGACGCACGGAATTTAACCGTATTCCAAATAACAACAAGCGCTTGTTGTTATCCATGCTTCAACATAAAGCTTCATCTACTATACGCTTGGGCTAGACGATTTCTACGTCTACTTCGCTGTACTATCCGCTTAATCATCCCTTGCTATGGTTTACGACCTTAACCGGACGCTTTGTCAGTCAACTAGGCATTTGCTGCTTACGTTAGCATTTGCACTGAATAAAAAAGCGAAAGGACCGGAGAGGTGTCTTTCGCTTATAACTTGATTGGCTGTACTTACGACTGAAGCCAGTATGACAAATACTACCCCATTCGGGGGTCATGGGTCAAGCGGTATCAATTAGCTAAGATTATTCAGCTGTCTGCGATACTCGCTAACACAGTAATCAGCCTTGCCAACCATATCAAACAAATCATGGGTCATCTGCTTTTGGTAGGTCAGCCATACATTGGTGTACGTACTTGCTTTCACTGCAATGCCTGAGAACCCCAATCGCCCTTTAACTGTATAAATATCCCATAACTCATATAGTTCAAAGTGTAACACCATACGCGCCATCAGCCATGCTAGCTCCGTCAGGCTATGAGTGCATGCCTGCGGTGCGCCGCGACCGTCTTCTTGGCAACGCCTAATCATGTTAGCCGCTAAATAATTAACCACCTCCTGAAAATGGCGTGACCAATCCCAATTAGGGTCTTCACCCCATACCAATATGCTTGCCAGCGATTTGGCTGGCGTGTCGTCAATCATAGCAACAGATGCCGCTTTATCCTCCCAGTTTATTTCAGGAGATAATCCGCCATGACCGCCGTTAAGGTTGGCAGTTTTAGCGCCCATACCGTTTTTGAGCCACTCCCCATTGGTTAGCTCTAAGGACGGGCTTTCGCCAAACCTTGTTTTTATAACACTAATCACTTTTCACCCCCTTTTACTTCTGCGCGGATTTCCAAAATGGTTGGCTCTTTGATTTTGATGTTCGTCATCTTAGCGCAATGACCGCACTTGGTTCTTTTGCGATTCTCAAGCTTGCGAGCAAGCAACTTATTGCGGGCCTTCTCTCGAATCAAATCTTCTCGATACGCATCTAGCCTTTCCTTGTACTCATCAAGCCCATCCACATACTCAATCGCTGTAGTGAAAGGGTCTAGTAGCTCAAAACAAACCATGCACCTTATCGTTCTAGTAGCTCTGTCGATATTTATGCGAGCGTGTTCACATGAATTGACAACTTCGTATTCTCTTTTATTGAATTTTATAATCTTCATAAGGAGCCCTTAATCATGTATGTATCGGTATGTTCAAAGTAATAGGCTGTTTTAGCACCTGCGTCACTGAAATCGTGATGCAGGGCGTACCACTAACCACCATATTCTGGCACTTCATCCAAATCGGTCATCATTGGTATGTAGTTAGCAAAGCGCACATACTGACCTTCAAAGCCCAGCCTTACGGTTCCAGTAGGTCCGTTTCTACTCTTGGCCAAAATAATCTCTGCCGATCCATCAAGCTTGGCGCTGCCACCTTTCTCTTTTTGTTCGTAGTAATCGTTACGGTAAACAAAGGCGATAATGTCAGCATCTTGCTCAATCGTTCCTGAATCACGCAAGTCAGACATGATAGGGCGCTTATTTGGGCGCTTCTCAACATCACGGCTTAGCTGCGACAGTAGAAACACGGGGCAACCAAACTCATGACCTAATGCTTTTAGCGTGCGAGTAACTTTGCCGATGTTGTCAATCTTGTACTGCCCATCAAGCCCGCCCATTATTTGCAGATAATCAACACCGATAGCCGATAGCTTCCCGCCAGCTTCCCGCTTTATACGGTTCAAGTGGGTGCGTATCTTCGCAATACTGATATCCTTTTCATCTACGATGGTCAAAGGCATGCTCTCTTGGTCCGAGATAAAGCGCTGCATACGACCCCATTCGTCGGTACTTAACTGCCCCTTTCTGATAGAAGTCAGCTCAACCTTAGCCTCGGCGCTTGCCAGCCTGTCCATGACCTGCTCTTGTGGCATTTCTACGCTAAAAAATACAGCTTCGCCTTCTCGGTACTTAGCAATATGTGAAAGCCAGTTCATGACCAAGGCTGTCTTACCCATTGAAGGGCGAGCGGCGACCACAACCAAGTTGCCAGCATCAATCATCATCAAGTTATCAAGCTCAGGGAATCCAGTAGAGATAAAGTTGCTGACGCCATCCCTAGCTGATGCGATACGCTCAATCATGCCGCCCATCAAGTCGCCTACTCGAGCGCTACTTTTATCGGTATCACCCACTTCAAGGTTGGAAATAGCACTCATAACATCGTTATTCACATCAATGGTCTGATGATTCCCCTCCTCAAGCTTCTGTATGCCATGCATCAAATGAGCAATAGACTGTCTGCGAATTGAACGGCCTTTGACCAGCTGGGCATGGTGACGCAAGCTACTGAACGTAATACTTGGTATCAAACTCATTTGAGCGAAGTAACCCGGCGGGCAGCAATCCTCATTGAGCTGCTTACGCTCTTCAAGCAGGTCCATCACCATAACCTGGTCGTAAGGTTTGCCGTCTATCGCTAAATCACTGACTGCCTGATAGATAATCTGATGTCTTAGCGCGTCGAAGTCCTCAGCAATAACAACGTCACTGACCATATCGAATGCACCGTCTCTGCCAAGCAATTGATTAAGTACGCATTGCTCAACTTGGATAAACCTCTTTTGGTCGTCAATCATTTGGCAGCCCCTGCAATCTGAATATCTGATGTTTTGGTTCTGTAGCTACCCCAATCGCAATGCGTCACCAATAGGTTTTGCTGTAAGCGGTCCCATGCTCTATCGCCTAGGTATTCACGCAAACTCTTAATGTCCATATTGGTGGTTATGATGGTCGGCGCTCGGTTGTAACGTAAGGCGATTATCTGAGCAATGCGAGCCCGGTCTTTGTCGTGACCGTCACCGGCGCCCAAGTCGTCAATAATCAAAAGCTCGTTCGATACAAGCTCCTGAAGGTAATCATATTCACTAACCTGATAATTACCCCAATGCCCCCTTGCCTGCGCACCAATGTCAAAAGACGTTATCAGCTCGCAAGTGTGGTCGTAAAAGTCTTGTTGGTTGTAGCTCTTAAACTCGCTTGGCAGCGACCGCTCTTTGATCAAGTAATGATTGACCGCGATTGCATTGGCCAACATCGTCTTGCCTGTACCAGTAGGGCCAAGAATAACGATATTGCGTGACCGGCCATCGATGGTTTTACTGTACTGCTGCAGCTGTGCGATTTTGGCGCGCTGATCATCACCCTTCACTGAGTCGTACTGCCATTCACTAAAGCGGCCCATGTTCGCGCTCACGCCCTTAGTTTTCATTTTGGCAAGCATTAACGCTCTCATGATGCCGCGGTCGGTTTTGAGGCGCTCTTCATTGTCACGTATGCGCTTATCTTCACTACATGCACAGCAATTAATCTTGCCTGCTATTTCTCTATGAAGTGCCTGACCATGGACTTCGCACTCAACTAAGACCTCACGCACAACGGTCTCGCCTAAATCAATCCGCAATAATTCTTTAATAACTTCCATTAGGTGCTCCTGTTGTGCCAGATAATCCATCCAAAGGGTCGTAATTTGGATCTTCGTACTTTGCATTTACGTTCATATTGCTGTAAGAGGGCTTTGTCTGCTGATTGACATTGGGTTCATCAGCAATGATGTCGTCAAGCCAGCCCTTACGGTTCAGGTAAGTCATAGGGTCTTTGCGAAACTTCTTGGTTGGCGTTGAAGCAACGTATGCTGGCAAGTGCTCCATGATCTGCTCACGTACCTTGTTGCTAAAAGACTCCCATTTAGCCTTGCACTTATCTTTAGCTACTGACTTGGCATAGGTCTTCCAAAAAACATCAAAAGGAATATTCAGGGCTTTTTCATCATCGCCATTAGTATTAGTTACTGGTTCCTGGTTATTGGTTAATGGTTTATGGTTAGCATTGCGACCGTCATGCGTTTCGGATGCGTTCGCATTGCGTTCGCATGAGCTATTGCTATCATTGGTCTTAGGCGCTGTTTTTGGCTTTCTTTTATCCCATCTTGCCCTTGCTGATACGCGTGCTTTCTCTGATTTCTCCTGATAAGCCTCTATTTCTTTCTCAACTCTATCGTTGATATAACCATCTTCTGTAAGCTCAAAGAAGTAACGCAATACGACCGCTATGCTATCGCTATGCGAACGCATACTTACTAGCAATGCGATTTCATCAACATCACTCGGTAATGGCTTTTCATTCAAATAGCAATAATCCAGCATTCGACGATAAGCTAAGTCCTCCAAAGGCTCCAAGAAGCCTGTCTTGCTCATATAGTCTTTTGGGTGAAATGTGTAGTAGTGCATCACATGCCCCCTGAAACAGGTGCAATACCGTGGTCAGGTATGCTATTATCTTTAATGTGGTTTTTAACCACTGTTCTGAATGATTTTCGCTTATTTGCTATTCCTTGCCGTGGAGTTAGCGCGAAAGTATTTATCAGTTCAAAGAAGCCTGGGCTAATCGCCTGGGCTTTTTTGTGGCTGTTAGTTTTACGCGGTATGGTAGTCATCACTCCCTCCATGCTTGCGGCTTTGTTTGGCTGGCTTGCGTGCAGACTGGTACTTCGTGTAGTGACTTTTGCGCTTGGTGTGGCGACGGCGCTGCTTAGGTGATGGGTAACTGTTTTTCATGGTTACACTCCTACGCTGGCAGGGCTAGCAGACGCTAGGGTGTTATTGACTGACTCTAAACTGTCGAATAAAAGCTCAGACCACGTATTGGTAGAATCATGAGATAAGCGTGCCAGCGCAATGGCTTGACGAGGATTTATCTTCTCTCGATAAATCATATTTAACAGAAGACCCACATCATGCAATGCTTGGCTTGCACCATCCATTTCACTAGCGATGCTTTTCAGCGTTTCGACTGACATGGTGATGTCGTTGGTTTTGGCGGTAGTTTTTTGTGGCTGCGCGCCGTGGTATAGCGTGGCTATCGCTTGGCGGTTTGCTAGAGTGTTATGAAACAAAGAAGGGGTGGTGTCATGGCGGCTGACCTTGCCATCAGATCTATAATGGTATGTCTTGCTGTTAGTAGTGAAACAGAGACAATCATTCTCTTCATCATTGAATAGTCTATAAATCCCATTACCTACAGACGGGCACAGAACAACATCACCAGCATCAAAGGTTATTTGATTGGCTATTGAACTGATAGGCTTAGGGGTGGTGATGCTTTTAGAGGTTTGGTTTGACGCAGCAGTGTTTGAATTACCCATGATGGATAGCTCCTATTGTTTTTTGAGTAGGTATCACGCTATACGATAAAGATATAGGGTGAGAGGAATCACTCTCGGCAACAATAGCAACCGCCCCGCTTATTCGCCCGAAGGCTATTTTATTAAGCGATGTCTTCCCCTCATAGGGGGTTGGTGCGCGTCCATCTGCGACCATAAACAAAGGGGTACTTCCCCATTCGCGTTTAAAACACTCATGGGCTGTGTCTGATTGGTTGGTATGGATTTGAGAGTCCATATTACTATCAGTCACGTAAAAAGCCAAATAACTACGGTTGGCTCGTCCGCTATTGTTTTTAGAGAGGACACCATCATAACCATTGTCCTTGTATTTAGCAAGGGGTAATTTTGCATTAATTCCATTACCATAATATGGCGTCGAAAAATCGTTACCCTGTAACGCAATATCGTTACCCTGTAACACATAACCCTTTGCTTTTGCTGGGCTACAGTTGGTTAATGAAAATACCATCACTACCGCACCACCGCACAATCCGGCTAGGATTCTGGCTGCAACAGGGCTTTGGTTGGTTGGTTTATCGCCACCTAATGACATGGGTAACTCCTTAAATTCGCTGTTAATTACGTTAAATTGCGACTCTATAGCCTTGACTACAATGTCAGTTGTCAACTCGCCGGCTTGAGCCATTTGCTTTAGCGCTCGGCGCTTCACATTCAAACCGTCTCCAATAGCCTGCATCAAACGTGGTGCGCGAGAATTTAAAATCTTGAAATTATTGCTATCCAATGCGCCTGTCTGCAGCCCTTTGGTTAAGTGGATAATAGCGATATCGGATTCAGCCTTGTTGCAGCCGGATAGTGCTATCGCTTGAGTAATAGTCATAATTACAGCCAGACTTTCAATTCGTATGTAATGTTTATTGTTATCAGTCACTGGTGATTAACTCCGCTATGGTTGCGCTTATTTCAGACAACATCATTGATATCCCTGCTCAACTTTGAGCATGGGTGCCGCCCTTGCCGTTCACGTTCCGGGCACTCACACCCTCATCAACCCAATAAAGGTTGAATCGCTTACCATTTTCGACAGTAGACTTGCTATGGATTGCCATGCCAGCCCTTCTTAGATCGTAAATGCGCTGCGCCAAGCTTGTGATTTGATAGCGCTCGTATGCTTCCCATGTTGATATCGTTGCACCCGTCATTAAATGCGCTTTAATAGTGCTTCTCTGAGTCGCTGTGACTGTTTGCCGTGGAGTCGTCATTGTCTATCCTCCTTGTGTCTCTTCGGTATCTGAGGCAGAGTTATCCAACCATTCAATTAAGTCGGAATTTTGGAATAACAACATGCCGTTGATTTGCTTTGGTTTGGGAAACTTGCCTGCTCTATACCAGCGGCGCAAGGTTTGACGGCTTACGCCTACCAATTCAGCCGCAGGCAATACGCGGGTTTGACCCAAAGGGTGTAATTCAGATGTAAGAGGTGTATCTTCTGATAGTCTTAGCATTTTGATAGCTCCTGATACTTGCTAGTGACTGTTGGTATCAACTGTTGTTAGCTTAGGCTTTAGGGCGCTTATCACCATCCCACTTGATACAAACTGGCGTATCATTTGGTATGTAGATTTCATATTGGTATGAATTTTTGACAATAAAAAAGAGGTGAGCACTTAAGCTCACCTCTTTTTGTTTCTTGCGTTGTCTGATTTATAAGATAAGTCTTGGTCACATTTCAAATGCGACCAAGATTAGAGGGTCGATGACTCACGTCGTCAGAGTAGATGCGCCCAAACTTGGGCATATCTATCCGAAGTCCCGAAAATGACCCTTCACCCAGTGGGTGAACGATAATTTACTAGGACTGGTATCTCAGTTGATATGGATTGGTATGCCATTTGGCATGTTGGTTTGCTTTATGCTGTAGATCGATACTTGGCGGGTTGTTTTTTCTTCAACTCGTTTTCAAGCTTCTCCCTCGCATGCTTAAACCGCTTGGCCAGAGTCACTTTCTTGTAACCATAAAGGTCTATATCTTCAATTTCACGAATAATCTCTGCTTCGCTCGGGTATGGTGCTTTATCGTTCACCCCTTTCTTAGCAAGTAGCAGGCGAATAAGCAATCCTGATATAACTTGATAGCTCATTTCTTCGTGCTCACTTAACTGATCGCCATCGTTGGTGGGCAAGCCAGCCTGCTTAGCTGCCTCCAACGCGGCATCCAGCTCTTTATCTTTGGCTTCAAGCGCTTTGTCTTTTTCATCTAATCGCAATTGAAGTTCAGCAAGTTGCTTTTGCAGCTCGGCTTCTTGGTCGTGCTTCTTGATACTCTCGGATTTTAAGGCATCCAGCTCTTCATTTTTTGCTTCAAGCGCTTTGTCTTTTTCATCTAATCGCAATTGAAGTTCAGCAAGTTGCTTTTGCAGCTCGGCTTCTTGGTCGGGTTTTTTGATGCTATCAACCTCTTTAGCCTCTAGGTTTGCATCCTCGGCACTTCGTGTTTTACACCTAGCAAGACTTTTCGTAAGCTCCTTTTCTATATTAGCAACAGCCGCGATTGCTTTAAGGAGTTCGTCAGACAAAGGCCTTCCTTGAGCAAGACAGACGATAGTCTGTTTTTTTACATGATCAGAGAGAGCTATTAGCTCACCCAGTTCAGCGAGCAACACAGATTGGTCGATAACATCTAAAGACTTTGAAGTATTCATACTTATACCCTCATACACACCCCTGAAAACAAATAAGGTGCAAGGCAGTGCCAGTCTGAGGGTGTGTAAAACGACTGGCGTTCGGGTAATTAGTCCTAGCCTTGCATAGTTGTTGCAGACAAGCGTTAGCCTATCTTTTGTGCTTTTGCCTTGAATATGGCATGTATGACGTTATCGTTTACTTTCAACTCGTCCAAGTAGTCTGCATAAACCTGCATCATCTCGGTACGTTCAGCGATGAATTTGGCGCGATTGTATGC